GACAAACGACCAAAGAGCTATTATCGAACAGCTTCTTGGCATTACAATACTAAGTGAAAAAGCAGCATTACTCAAAGATTCAGTTAAACTTACCAAAGATACCATTACAGAAGAAACTTTAAAGATCGAAGCTATACAAAAAGCAAACGAAGGTATCCAAAGTACTATTACTAACCTTGAAAAAACACAAAGAGCATGGAAAGCCAAGCAACGTACCGATGTTGATAGACTAACAAGTGCAATCGAACAACTTGAAAAGTTAGATATCGATAAAGAATTAGATGCACACGATAAACTAGCAAACTGGACTAAGCATAATAATGCTATTTCGTCACTAAAGAAAGAATTAGCTACATTGGAGCCTGCATTAGTACGTGCCGATAAGAGTGTTAGCAAATTAAACAAGGATATTGTTGAATTAAAGGATGCAACGTGCTATACTTGCGGACAAGAGCTTCATGCAGACAAAAAAGCCGAAATTGAGTCAAAGAAAGTAAAAGAACTTGAAGATGCAATAGCATATCAAAAAGAAATTACTCGAAAAGTAACAGATGTTACCATTGAACTAGACTTAATCGGTGATATCAATGGTAAGCCTACTACATTCTACGAAGCTGCTAAAGAAGCATACGAACATAGAAACAACGTAGATAACTTAAAGCAAACACTGCTAAGTAAAGAGCAAGAGACAGATCCATATCAGGCACAAATTAACGATTTAACAAACACAGCACTACAAGATATCAACTGGTCAACAGTTAACGAACTTACTAATGTAAAAGAACACCAAGACTTCTTGCTAAAGCTATTAACTAACAAAGATAGCTTCATTAGAAAGAAAATTATTGATCAGAACTTAGCATATCTTAACAATAGACTAACATATTACTTAGATAAACTCGGTTTACCACATCAAGTGGTATTCTTAAACGACTTAGCAGTTGAAATTACACAGCTAGGACAAGATCTTGACTTTGATAACCTGTCACGTGGTGAACGTAATAGGTTAATCCTTGGTCTTTCGTTTGCATTCCGTGATGTTTGGGAGAGTTTGTATCAGAGTATTAACTTATTGTTCATTGATGAGCTTATTGATAGCGGAATGGACACAGCAGGCGTAGAAAATAGCATAGGCGTACTTAAAAAGATGACTAGAGAGCGTAGTAAGAACATTTTCCTTATCTCTCACAAGGACGAGCTAGTTGGCAGAGTCAACAACGTTCTAAGAGTGGTAAAAGAAAACGGGTTCACTAGTTATGCAACAGACATTGACATTGTAGAATGAACGATTTAGATACACATGACAAAATAGTGTTAGCAGTACTTGAATATTTTGAACTAAACGAAATATTCAACCACAGACCTGCAGAACTAAAGCGTAGGAAGGTACGTAAGAAGCTATCTGCGCTACGTGATTTGTGTACTGTAAGACGAGAAGAAATACTACAAGAACATATTAGGCATGTAAAAGACGGCAGAGCAAAAAATAATCCAAAAGAGGCACGTGAGGCACTAAAGAAGAAGTAACTACAGTATGAATTGGACATATCAAGGTAAAGAAATAACTGAAATACCAGACGAGTACGAAGGATTTGTTTATCTTATTACCAATTTAACTAACAATCAAAAATACATAGGCAAAAAACTAGCAAAGTTTAAAACTACCAAGCCACCACTCAAAGGCAAGAAGAATAAACGTAGAGGCTACAAAGAAAGCGACTGGAAAACCTATTGGGGATCCAGTGATAGGCTTAATGCAGACGTAGCATCACTAGGCGAAGACAAGTTTACAAGAGAAATATTATACCTATGTAAAGGTAGGGGCGAAATGTCCTACATAGAGGCAAGAGAACAGTTTGATAGGCGTGTACTTGAGACAGATGAATACTACAATGGTATCATTAATGTTAGAGTAGGCGGATCAGACAAACTCAAACAGGCATTGTTAGAACAACATCTCCAGGCAAAGCATTCCAACACCTAAGGTTGGCGGGCCAGTTTATAATACCGCTGTGGAAAAAGCTCTCGTATAGAAGCACACGTACATATTGATTGACACACCAGAGTGTGGAAGCCACCAAACAAATTGGGCTCACTAGTTGATATAGATTGCATGTTGGCAGTCGAAAAACACAAACACAGTACATAAAAACTCTTTAGCAATAGGAACGAAGCGAGAGGTAATGTATTATAAACTGCACATTAACTTGTTTAATGTACAATTTATGTTACATATGTCGACGTAGGTTGGGAAAGGTCAGAGCCCATTGTACTTTGTGTATAAACAATTACCTACTTCCAATGTCTCGGCTGGATAAAACTCACATGAAGCTATCTTTGAGATTAGGTGGAACCGTAACAGGTTCCGTCTGACCAAAACAATCTACATGAAACTTAAACATATCACTTATGTGATATGCTATTATAAATAATAAAAATGTGTAGAGCGATAGCGATACACAGATGAACGTTAGTTCATCTTGATAATAGAAAGTTATTATGGCATCACCTTTACTAAGAGCTATTGTTAAAAAATCAAATGATCTACATAGTTGTTGGAAAACACCTAATAGTGGACAGTGTCAAAAGTGTGAGCGTAATCAAGATAATAGTGAAGGTTATGTGTTCGAGGACTTTGATCAAGACGATTTAAAACTACTTGAAGAAATGATTGCGGATTATAAGTATAATCAAATATCTCACCCAAAAAAGATTACTGCTGTCTACAACGGAGAATTTATACTCCCTGTTGGAATGAAATCATCTGATACAACTAGACAACCAAGAATTGTTTGGGTACTGGACCGTACTATTGGCAATGCAATTATATCTGGCAAAGTTGTACAAGCGGCAAACACATTAGGTTGGGCAAGTACTTGTGAATCAAAAGATGATAAGATATTAATTGGTCTTGGATTTCGTGATAGAGGTGGTTCAGAATCTTGGGATGAAGCATTTGTCAAACAGATATACAAGTAATTGTATAAATAATAATAACACAAACAAGGATGTACTACGATGAACGTATTTCAAATTATTGCTGAAGACCAAGAACTAGATGAAGTAATTCCATTTACTAAAAAAGCAAAAATGATGAAGCAAGCAGGTAAAGCGGCTAAAGGTGCTACAAAAGATGAAGCACGCCAACTAGAAGTTGAATTACTTACGTATCTAAAAACATCTGGACAGACAGCAACAGCTGATGCTGTTTTGAAATACTTTGATCAAAAAGGTTATGGTAATGTTGCAGCGCCAATTATTGCTAATCTAAAAACCAAAGGAAATAAAAAAGCTGATCGTCAAACAGCAAGAGCTGATAAACGTCAAGCCAAAGCAGATGCTAAAGCAGCAGCACAAGCTGATGCAGAAAAAGCAGCAGGTTTAGAAAAACAACGCAAAGGCATGGCAGCAATGTCAAGTATGTATAGTGAAGCTGCTGGCGATGATGTGTTAACCAAGCGTGAAGTGCGTGGCATCATCAAACAGGTTGTGCAAAAAGGTTATGGCGGAGCAGCAGGATTTGGTAAAGGAAAGTTTGCTGCACCTGATCCAAAATTTAAATCAGCAAATGCTAAACCTGATCCAGCAATTCAAAAAGCTGCTGACATGTTGAAAAAAGCAGGATACACAGTAACTAAAACTTAAAAGTAAGGCTGTCCAGTTTTACTTGCAGTCTCTAGATTCTCTGTGGCTAGTTTAGATATAACTTCTTTATCGTCTGGTGAAAGCATATATGCATCGTCATAGGATAGAGCTCCTCGCATGTGCCAGCATATTTTTGCCATATCGTATCTAATTTGTTTTACTTCGTCTTCAAGGACCTTAACTTCTTTAAGAATGTCTTCAACTGAAAGTGCTAAGATCCTGATACGAAAAAATTTGAAGCATCAAAGTTGATTGGTATTTCCATAGTGTCTGGAGCACCGTCAGCTCTGTCCTCTTCGCTAGTTACAATTTTTCTTGGCTTAACTGTAAACTTTTTTCTTTGTTCGTCAACATGATCAAGAATTGATTTGTAAACATCAACTGGAGCATTTTCTAAAAAGTCAGCTAAGTGTCTTATGTCAGTAACAGTATTTCCGTCAACTGTAATTGACTTTACACTATTAAACACATTGGCAATATTAATATCGGTTAACCGCTGAAACGT